TCCTCCTCGTATTGTGGTCTCAGCTTGTCGGCATTAGTGACTCTGGCGATACATTCCCAATTACCCCTACCATCCTTTTCAGCGTCGATGCTACTGATTCGGCATAGGGTCTCGGGGTCCACAGAGGCGGCACAGCATAGGCGGACATTCCCGTACTGTTTCTCGATCCCCGTCAGAAGAGAAATCGCCTCGGATATCTTCATCGCTTCCATGGCTTACACCTCGCCTTCGGGTCTTCGGCTCTCCTTGAGCTCGTTCCAGATTCTGATGTTATCCTTGTGACATTCCGGACAAATCGGGAGCCTTCTTCTCTTGGGGTCCATTTGTGAATTACGGTAGGGCTTCCTTGCCGAAACAAAGAATTTGTACCCGCATTGGGCGCAGGTTGCTTCTTTTCTTGGACGCTTCATGACTTCCCTCTCCAGATGGCTGCATGATGCTGGTCGCCGGTATGATAGACCACGGCCAGCAGTTCATGATTGCCGTACTCAAACGCCTCCCATTCGGCCGTTTTCTCCTGCGCCGTTGGCGTAATCGCAACGCTGAATCCAATCAGCCGAGTAATTTCTTCACCCAGGGCGGATGAAGGGCCGTCCCAAACGCGCTCAGAATCCTGCCAAGGATATTGCGCGAGCAATGAGAGGTCCTTGGGGAGCTCGAAGCCTGTGGGCTCCGGCTCGGGCTCGACCGACTGTACTCCCTTGGCCTGTACTCTTGCAGCTCCGGGCGGTCCCAGCGGTCCAGCAGTGGTGATCAGCTCTTTGGTGCTGAACATCCCTTTACCCGGGCCGTGTCGCCATACGGCAGCGTCCTCGTGGTTCGTGAACTCGATCCAGTCGTCGCCGGCATCGGTCGGTTCGGCAAAGGATACGAGATCAGGCAGCAGTAGGTGATTTTCGCAACCGATTGCGCTCCCCACGGGGCTTACGTCGAAGTTATGCTTTTTGCACACCCATACGGCGTCCTCTCGCTCCGTGTCCGGCGTGGCGTGGCAGCATGTCCGGCAGGCTTTAGTCGGGATCGGGACGGCTATGTCGCTGGTTCCCCAGCAGAGTTCTTTCGCCGCGCAGAAGCGGCAATGAAAGCTGTCCTGACGTTTCGCTATCCGCTCGGGCGGAGCCGTGCTTTTGATGATCCGCTCGGCGCGGTTCATCAGGCACTTGAACGCCGTGCTATCATACGGGATTCGTTCGGCGTACAGTTGGTCGGTGTTCTTGTTCTTGCCGAGGTACAGAGCGCGAGTCAGGCCCGTCAGGCCCATGTAAACCATGACCTGAGCATAGTGCTGTGGCTTTGACGCTGCTACCCCGGCAGTGACGAGTTTAGCGAAAGACTTTTCGCTGTGAGTTTTGAACTCAAGCACGTGCCATGTCAGGGGCGCTTCCGGTATCCCGATCGCGCAACCGTCCATGTGTCCGGAGAAGTGCCCGCCCAGGGCCGACACCGCAAACTGTTCTCCGGTGTTGGGATCTACCTCGTGAACCTCGCAGCCAATGGCGCAAAGTTCCTTGACCATCCGAGGCTCTTCCAAGTTGCCGGTCTCGAAAAGCCGGAACATGCGGCCTGAGAAGGACCGGGGAACGCAGCCCCGGAAGTTGTACCAAAGGTTCCGCTCGCACTCGTGCCCGAGGATGCTGGCACCGAGATATCCGCGGGAAGGTTCCGATTCGCCCATCTTCTTGTGCCAAGCGTAAATCCGCTTAACCGTATCGCTCTCTTGAGGTGCGAAGTTTGATAGGTCGCTCATAGGTCCGTTCCTCTGTGGTGGTGAAGAGGTGGAAGGCGCGGCGTCCCTGCCCAGCGGCAATCGGGCAGAGGCGCACAACCCGTGCGGTTACGCCATTTTGATTGTCACCGAGGCCTTGAGCGGTTTGGTGGTAACGAACTCGGCCAGCTTCGCGCCGACGTCCGGATGATCCGCGAGTACGCGCTCGTACTCTTTCGGGTTGAACACATACTTGGCCGCTTGGACCTTGACCGGCATGGTTTCTCCAGGGATGTCCAGCCCCATGATAGAATCGAGGTCGGCCGAGTAGCTGAGGCCTCGTTTGACTGTGACCTTCAGCCCGTTCCCCGTGTCCACGGTTTTGCTGCCGTTGTCGTTGGTCTCGACCAGCGCGGCAATTTGCTCTTCAATCTCGACCCGCTCGATTTTTGCCTCCGCTTCGGCACGTTTTGCTTGAAACAACTGGCCGGCTAATTCCTGTAGTGCTGACTCATTCATTGGTCTTTTCCTTGTATGATGGTAAATAGTGCCGGCCTCTCACCGGCCCGGAGGTTCCGCTATTTTATCTTGGCTATCAACACCTCTAAGTACCAGCCATTAAGTCGGCTACTTTTCCCAGGGCATCTTGCTCTTGACGGGAGCCTTGACGGGGGGAGCAGCGGGGGGTGTCGCCTTGTAGGCCGTTGGGGCGGCTCCTACCGCAGCGGCTTGCTGTGGGGCAGGCGTATTGGCTTGGTCGGAGTCCGGGGCGGCTGCGGGCGGAGCCGCGGTTGGAACGTCGATCGCTCTGTAGGCCGTGACGTTATTGTCGGGCTCGCCGGTTCCCGATCTCTCGGCCGACGTGATCTTGACGCGGGCCATGATCTGCTGTCCAAGCAGCTGGTCCGAGTCCGCGATAGCCGCCAACCCGCAAGCCTGACCCAGCGCGGCCAGTTCGCGAATGCCGATCTCGACGGCTTTCGCGTTGGGGTTCATGAGGTTGATGTTTGCGAAGATCCGCCGGCCGTTGAACGTCTCTCCGATCACGACCAGCTCCAGCTTCAGGATTTTTCCGGTCCCGGCCCGAGTGTCCTTTATCTCCGCGTCATCGACCATGACCGGATACCAACCGGGCGGGAGCGGCTCAAAGGAGCCGGTTGCCGCGTCCTCTCGGCGGGTGTCGAAGTCTTCTCCGTAAAGTTCGCTGATGTTACCGGGCATGAATTCAATCTCCTTGCTATGTGGTGGTGCGGGTGCATCTCATTGACCGCGGTCGCGGCAGGATATTTCGGTTCAAGACTATTCCGTGAGGCGGAAATTCGTTAAGGATCTCCCTCCGGTGTTCGATGGTATCAGACTTGTAGCACCTGGGGCAGATTTTGTCTTTCCCGTCTCGGAACGTGCTATCAGCAGAGGTTGTTCTTCTGCACCGATCGCATTTGACGTGAAGCTGATCGGTTTTTCTCTCCCATGGACTCATTTCTCGCCCCCGATCGCTACGGCCTCCGCAGCAGCGGCCTCAACGGCGGTTTGAAAGGCCAAGTAATCGAGGGGGAGCTCGTACGGGAGCTGGCCGAACGCGCCGCGGCCGCCGCCGGGATGAGCGGGCCGCTTCTGCGTGAACAGGAAGCGCTTGCCGCCGGAGACGTCGATGCCGCGATGTGTCTCTTTACCAAAGCCCTGGTCCTCTTTCTTGACCACGACCTTGGTATTGCAGAAGAGTATCAGATCGGACCAGCGAAACAACAGGTTCGCTACCTTGTCGTGTACGTCGAACATGAACTGATCGTAGCTTTCGCCGGCGGGATCGTCGAAGCGCTTCACCTTGACGTGGCCGATGATGATGCTGGCCATGTTCTTCTCGGCGCGAAGGGCGTCGAGTCCGTCGAGCAGCTTCCGGAACTCGCTCACGGCTGCCGTGTACCCTTTTCCATATCCCCCGTCGACCTTCTCGATGGAGTCGACGTTGTACTGCTGGCAGACGGAATCCCAAACCAACGGTTCCAAGGCGCTGGCCGAGTCCACGACAACGGTTCTGTACTCGTGCTCCTCCACGTAAAGCGCCGTAAGCGCTTCCATCAGATTTTGGAAGGATGTGCAGGTGGGGAAGACTGGGACGTCCAAGGCGTCTACGCCCTCTTCGCCCTTGACCGGGATCACAACGGGTCCGTTTATCCCGGTCTCGATGATCTTACCGTTCTCGTCAAAGGTCGTCCCACATGAGAAGGTCGTTTTACCAATCTTCTCAACGCCGAGTACGATGACCCGGGGCGCTCTCAGCCGGACGCCTCTCTGAAGTGAGGCAAGTGTGATGGACATATCTCTTTCTCCTGTGGTGGTTCGACTCGCAAGGCTCGCAAGAAGGCTTATGGGCGTTCTCCTCTATGGTGGTGGAGAAGGTACGGGGTAGCCCCGCGGCAGTCCCAGGGACCGCAGGGCTACCGGGCCGTGCTTTACGCACCTTATGACCCCTAGCAGTTCGCTAAGCGGTACTGCTGCCGTAGTCAATACTACTGGTATGTCGCGAAAAACCGTAATCAACCCGGATCGGGAAAAAAAGGTGAGAAATTATTCTGATAGCCTCAGTTTCTTCAGTTCGCGCAACCGTTTTCCGTATGCGGTCAGCTTCTTGGAAGGACCCATGATGGCGGTCGTCTTGCCTTTGCGGAATACCTTCAGCGCCGCCTTGATCTCTTCGCCGCCAACCGACCCGAGTAGATCCTGGGCGAGTTTTTTCTTGTCCGGCTCCGCGTTGGGAGAGGTGGCGTCATAGGCCAGCTTGCCTATCCCCGCCTTTCTGTGATCAGCCTTGGTCAGCTTCTTGGTCGTGGCGATAAGGGCCTGGGCCTCCTTGATCATGACCAAGGCTCCGGCTTTCTTGGCTCCGGCGTTCTTGCCGGATGATATCACGTCCCGCCGTTCAGACCAAACGCCCGACAGGTTCCTCGATACTCGATCCATCAAGATCCATTCGCCCAGCTCTTCCACGCTCGCATCTCCAGACTTCTTCTTCCGTGATATCAGATCGAGCCGATCGTAGAAGTCGCCGATAGAACGGGACGTCTCCGGACGCAAGAAGAGCGTACCGAACAAGGGCAGCGAAGACGGCTTGGTCAGATCGATGTCCGATCGGTCGACCGCCAGCTTTATCGTGTCCAGCATACGCCGGTACAGGTTGCCGGTGTACCCGTTAATCAAGTGATCGATCTTGGCAGGGCTGTATCCGCCCGGGACGTGTGCGCCTATGAGCTTGGCCAGCCACGTGGTCGTTACCTTGGCCTGATCTTTCTTCAAGCTGTACTTGGCGTACTGTGGGACGATGTCGGCGTCCTTCCAGTCCTTATTCGCAACCGTGTCCACGGCAGGAGAGAGAAGCGCCACATTTCTCAGGAACCCGCGGATCGAGGTAATCTCAAGGGGAAATGCGCCGTCAAAGAAAACTTTGAGCGCTTCATCGAGCGCTCCCGGGTTTCTCTTGTCTTCGAGGTACGCGCACGGGATAGCCCCGAACAGAGATCCTACCTCAAACGGCAACGGAACGCGGAAGATAGGTTTGTCCATGCTCGGCCCGCCGACGTGGATATAGCCCCATTTCTCATGAGCCGGCAGGTCCTTCCACCAATCCTTGTCGCGGTTCCGGAAATAGTTCATCAACGACACGAACGTCATCCCGCCCAGCGTTCGCCGGGCTGTTCTCGCGAGGTTCCCCCTTTTGGTCTGGATCTTGCCCCACGGCAGGGGCTTTGCGACGCCCAGGGCTCGGGAGAGTTTCATCACGCTCTGAACCGAGGCGTTGAAGAATAACACGGTTTCGTTGATGGCTCGGCCGGCTGATCCGGACTGAGAAAAGTTGACCGTGATATCTTTGGCAGCACACGACGCCAACACGGCAGCATCAGCGTCAGTGCCCCACGTCTTCAGGCCGTGCTTGTAAGCGCCCCTGAATTCCATCAGACGCGGGCCTACCTCGGAGTGCGATAGAACTTCCCTCAGCCCTGACAGGACCCCCATCGTTCTCAGCTTGCCCAGCTTCGTTGTCGCCGTCGCTCTCTTGGCCGCTCTCTTGGCTGCCGCCATGTCTTGCCCGATCATGCCGGCGATGTCGAGACCCAGGGCGTGATACATCTGCGCTTGGTCAGTGCCGGCGATGTCGAGAATCGATCCGTGGATAGTTGATATCACGGGAATATGAAAATGATAATCGGCAAACGCAAACGCCGTCAGGGTATCGCGAAGTGGATTACGCAGCAGCCCGAACGCGGGATTGAGCCCGGTAGCGCCCAGGCGTTGCAGCGCGACGGCTCTTCTACTCAGTCCGCCAAGCGGGCCACCAAGAACGCTGTCTTTCGCCATGCCCTGAATGATCGGCATAAGCGTTGAGTCGAGCTCGAAGAATCGACGCTTGCCGTTGACGGTGACTGCAACGACGTTGTCCTTTCCCTTGTACTCTTTGGCCGGCGTGAAGACTGTGAGCTGTTCTTGCCAAGTTTCCATCATGGCGGCCGCGACTTCTTCCGGGTCGGCTCCCAGCTGGATAGCCTTCTCCGCTATCTCTTTCTTGATCTTTTCGATAGAGAAGGTGGTCGCCTCTTTCGGAGCGCTTACCTCTGCTATCATGCCGCCCAGCGCGTCGGCCGTGCCTCCCTCGCCTTTTTGCGAGTCATGGAACTTCACCAGCGCCCGGAGGACGTCTGCTTGCTGGGCTACCTTGATGATATGCTCAGCCTGAAGGACCATGGCGTCAAGCGGATTGTGGATCTCCCGGCCGCTTCCCTTGATACGATAAACGCCGCGGCCTTTGCCGGCGCGACCTTTGCGAAGCTCTTTCTCGCTGAACCGGCGGGAGAACGGAACGTACACGGGGTTCATCAGCTCGATCTTTTCAAACTCGGTTTCCGTCATGGCTCCGGACTCTACCAGTAGATGCAGGATACGCCGGCTCCAGGCGGTTACTTCGTCAAGGACGGCGTCAAACATCTCTGACCCCAGCTCTTTCACAACGGCGTCCGCCTTGGCCGGCGATATGCCCGATTGAATTCCGCGAGCATGCAGGTATGTGGCGCGTTTTGCGACGGCATAGGAAACCCAGTCATCGACAACCTTGTCTCCTAGCTCTGCTATCGGCTCCAGCGCCTTTCTAAGCCCTATTCCCGTCTTCTGCCCGTAGAGATCCACGGAATCGCCAAGAACAGAATGAAGGGTACGCCCGCCCGCGCTACGTGCGTGCATGGTGATCAACATAAATGGGTTGTCGCTTGGCCGCAGCTGGCTCAGGTCGGCCCCGGTACGTTGCATAGCCTGAAGGACCGGCATGGCTGAGCTGTGTATCTTGGCGTCGAAAGCCTGTAGCACAGTCGAGATCCGTTGTACCGAGTAGTCTTTCTTGGGCGGAGCGACAAAGGCCTGTACGGTTTCTTGCGGTGTCTGATGATTAAACCGTGATACCAGCAGTTCGACTTCTCGGAGCTTCTTGGCTTCGTCGGGATTGTCGGCCAGGTATTCAGTTGTGAACCATGCGTACAGCCTGGGCGCGCGCGCCTGGATCTCGTCACTGCCCGTCAGGTATTCTCGGATGAATTCGGCGAATCCTTCCGCTCGATATCCGCCAGCGGGCCGAGTGTCGCCGTAGAGATCGCGCCCCAACTGCGCGAGTTCTCTCGGGATGCCGGGCGGAAGCCCGTGCTTTTTGGACCACCATTGGCGCTGATGATCGAAGTAATGCCCCAGCTCATGCAGTGCAGTGGTGATATCGCGGACGTCTTTCAGTCTCGCCAGCCCCAGCGCCGGGTTGTACCATCCAAGAGCCTTCCGCCTGACGATGGTTGCGGGTCCTCGAACGGTCAACCGCGGCCACAGCCGCTTGATCGCGTTGATCACGTCTACTTTTTGAGTCTGGTCGCTGGCCCGCTTGGTCGGGTGGATCTTTCCTTTACTCAGGGCGTCTCTGCTGGATAAAGCGCCGGACGGGTTGGCGTACATGGCTTCGTCGTCTTCGGCCGCTACGACACTGTCCACTCTGGTATGAGCGATAAGGCGCTGATAGGCCGCGTCAAACTCAGCACCGACGGGGATGAAGGCCCGCATCCGATAGCCTTGCTTCTCGATCATCGCGCCCATGTTCCGGAGTAGATCAAACTCGGACGGCGACGTCAGGCCGACAACCTCTATCCGGAGATCCCCCGAGACCCTTCCGCTGATAATTGTCCAACCGTTCTCCAGCCCGATTTGTCCGCCGCCGCTCAAGAGCTGCTGAGCTTCGTCGGCAGACGGCGTCTTAATCTCCCGGTTGACCCCCAGCGTTTTAAGGGTCTCTTGGATCTTGGAGTTTGGCACCACGCGGCCGAGGTATCGCTCGCCGTCCACAGTGACAGCGCGACGAATCCGCGGAGATCCGGAGAGCTTAGTCCATACCGGCAGCAGCGCTCCGGTTATCAGGTGCATAGGACGTTTCTCAAGATCCGGAGCGGCCTCTAAGCGTTCATCCCATTCCTTCCCGACTTCTTCCTTTTCTGCTTTTTCATACCGAAAAGAGGCCTCGTCTCGCGTGATCATCTTCTTACCTGCCGCCGGGCTCCACCTTGCCCACATCCTCACGATCCGGCCGTCTGCGTCGGTGCGGTCGCCTACGTCCTGAAGCACGTAAGACACCCCGCTGCGTTTGTTCCTTACGAAAAGAGCGCCGGATATCACCCTTACCCGGTCCCATGAAACCTTTGACGCATGTTCGTACACTGCCAATTCTACGTGCCGAGTTTCAGCGCTCGTGTTTGCGTCTTTGCGTACAACGGTTTCGCTTACCTTCTCGATCCTAACGGCGTCGATCTCTTCCATGCCGGTGTCCAGCGTGTCGGTCGCTATTGCTATCTCGATCTCCCGGGCCAAGATTTTCGAGTAGGCGTCGAACACCTTATTTTGCATATCGATGTTCAACGAGAGAAGCCGGTTAAGGAACTTGTTGGTCTGCATCTCTTCGATGCCGTTCGACGCGGCTCCGTCATCAGTCCGCATCTTCAGTCCGGTCTGCCGCTCAAACTCGTCAATGTCTATATCGTTACTTCCGTCTACGATATCGTGCATCAGTTTTGACAGGGCGTCGTGAGCGTGAGACCCCTCAAGGTTATCAGACTCAGAGAACATTCCGCCGCCGCCGGTATCACGCTGGCCACGGGAGAGCGCCCCTAACTGCTCAAGCCGTCGCGCAATCGTTGAGATGAACCGCTTGTGCCCGGGAAGGTCTGTCTCGACCAGCTTGTATTCTGGAGTGTGTACCTGATTGCTTCGATGGCTCCGGCCCAACCCCTGTATGGCTTTGTCGGCCCGCCAACCCGGCTGAAGCACGTAATGGACGCGAGGCTTTTGGTTTTTCCTTGTCGGGTCCGCGTGATACGAAGCGCCCGTCCCGCCGGCCTGGGAGAAGATCAAGATATCACGATCGCCGTCCATGAACGCTGCAATGTCTGCCGCGTTGGCGCGGCTTCCGCGTTTCTGGATCTCGCGCTTGCCGCTCTCCCCCTTGACAACCCGGCGTTTTCTGCCCGTAACCTCGGACACATTCTTGAATCCAAAATGGTTAATGAGCTGATCGAGCGGAGCCTCGGGCGTAGCGATTGACGCCATCTGCTCAAGCAAGGCATCTCTTTTGGCTACCGCTTCTCTGTTAAGGATAGGCTCGCCGTTGCTGTCAGCTGCGGCCCGGATTCGAGTATTCCCGTCCGCGTCTTGGTATTCCTCCATCTGCGTAACCGGGAAAGACTTCTCAATCATCTGCATCAGTTCATCGCGAGGCGTGATATCAAGAGACTCAAGACTGTCTTCGTCCGTCATACTGGCCAGCGCCCGCTCCGTTGACGCCTCAAGCGTGTTGACCAGCTGGACCACAACCGCTTTTCCGTCCGCGATATCTTTCTCGACGGCTTTGATTACGGAAGGCATCTGCAAGGACGTGAGCACTTGGTTAAAGAAGAGCTGATGCCTTCCCCAAAACGCCGACATAGCTTTCGCCCTGGCTCCGCGGTCAACTTGGACCTCCCCGCTTACATTCTCAAACCCGGCAGTCAGTTCAAGTGCTTCTTCGATGTTTTGCAGTACCGTCTGCCATCCCGAGGCCAGGGTGTTAAAGATTCCCTGTTGATCGACACTCAGAGCATGGGTAAGGCGCGAATACCCGACTCCCTTAAAGGACAGCGTTCTTGCCAAGTAAAGCCCCATCGCTTTCATGTCTCTTGCCGTTACCTCCATGGCAGCAAGCCCGCCGGTAGAGATTTGGTCTATGAAATCTTCCCGGTTCCTGAACGGCGTACCCTCTCCCCACAACCCGAGTCTATCAACGTACGCGAGATTGCTTACCTCAGTCGCGCCAGTGGCCGACATGTAAACGATCTTGGCCTTGGGCAATCGGCGCTGGAGCTCGATCCCCATAAGCGCCTTGTTGCTTGGGGGCTTCCTTCCCCGTTTGCCGCGGCTGGTAGTGGCGTTACCCATGTTGTGAGATTCGTCCATGACGATCACGCCGTCATAGTCTTCGCCGAACCAGTCGGCTACCTGCTCTATCCGCGTTTTCTTGCCCTCCTTGCGGCCCGCGGCCGACTGGCCGAGGGTGTCGTAGGTCGCAAACAAGATCCCCTTGGATTCCTTGATATCATCGCCCACCTTTGTCTTGTTGATAAGAAAGACGTCCCCTTCGTCTTTGCCTGTAGCCGACCAGTCACGTTTAGCGTCCTTGAGTAGACTGGACTTCTCAGAGATCCAGACGGCTTTCTTGCGTCCTTGGTTCAGGTTGTCAAGGATAAAGCCAGCCGCTACCCTGCCTTTTCCGGACCCGGTCCCGTCTCCGACAAAGATGCCCTTTGTCTTGGCCTCGGGCACAGGTCGGCCCGGACGCAGCTCTTGAAATTCTTCCTGTTCTTCTGTGGAAAGAAGGATAGACTTCTGGTGCGCTTCACCGCCCAGGGCTATCGCCTCAAGCTGTGCATCCGAGAAGACACCTGCCTTGATAAGCGCGGCTGAAATCTTGGGCCGATACTTTACGGGCGGAGATTTGACGCTGGCCATGGCGGCAGACTCGACCAGGGGAGACGGATGCTCCTGCGCCCCCTTGACCAAGGTGCTCGGGGAGTAGGTCTCAAAGGCTCCTCCCTCTTCCTCTTCGTTTGCCCTTGACTCTTCGGCGGTCTCTACGTCTACCCCAGGAACGTCGGAGGGTACCCCTCCATCGTCGCCGACATCCTCAGATGCAGTGTGTCCATCAGTTCCTGAATCGTTTCCTCCGGATTGTTCCCCGGACTGTACTCCGGACTTTCCTCCCCCAGTAGCCACGCCGCCGCCTTTTCCTCTTCCGCCCCTGCCAGTGTGTTCAGCATGTCCCTCATCGCTTCCATCGCCCCCCTCTTCACTTCCTCCATCGTCCCGCTCTCCATCGCCCACATCATCAGCGCTATCGGTGGCCACACCCCCGTCGGTAACGTCGCCTCCAGCTCCTTCGCCGCCTTCTGCGCCTTCAGGCTGATCGGTAACGTCCATGGATCTTGCATCTCGGACCTCCTTCAGTGTTTCAATCAGCTCGCTTATCGTTTCGACTTCGCCTGTAACCATCTCCCCGCCCGGGGTTGTCTTGTCAATCACGAGTAAGCGCGTCCCAAACCGAGTACCGTACTTGGCGTAGACATCTCCCGAAACTCCGACGTTCGCCCTTACCTTGTACGTCTTCCCAATCTTGCTCCACCATGCCGCAAACCTCGGACGCCCGGGAGCCATGCCGCGGCCTACGATCGAGACCAGCCGGCCGCCGGGCTGGAGAACCTTGAGAGCTTGCTCGATATGCTTTGCGCCGGTCAACGGCTGCATCTTGCCGCCCATCCGTTTGCCGGCTTGGCTAAACGGGGGGTTCATGACTACCACAGTAGGCTTGATATCATCAGGCAAAACATTAGACAACTGCTCGGCGTCTTCAGTGAACACCCTGTCAGCGAACCAAGAAAGCAGAGCAGCCCGCCTCTTGGAAAGTTCGTTCCCGATAACCGTTGCCCCGGTAGTGGACGCATGAGTAGCCAAGCTGCCGGTCCCGCCGGAAGGTTCTAAGAGAACGTCTTGATCGGTTACGCCCGCAACCCAAACAGCGGCATAAGCATAGTCAGCAGGCGTGGAGAACTGCTGCATGAGATCCTTTTCCCCGGAGCGCATGGTTTGGGTCGGGACCTGCTGCAAGATCCCCTGGATCTCCGTTACGGCCTTCTGTGCGGTAGCGACATCGACGTCCACCTCTGAGCCCACCAACCTATTGACAGCGAACTCAAGCGCCTCGTAGGCGTCGGTGCTCCGGTACCTGTTCTCGGCCCGCGTCCCGCCATAGGCCAGATCGGCAGCCTTAAACAAGGCTTGCCAAGTCAACTTCTCTCCCGCTGCAATCTTCTCAATGAGCTTATCCGCCAAGGCCGCTACAGGCAGTTCTTTGTCAGAAACTTCACCCTCTTTTTCGGTCGGCTTGGATATCTCGGCCTTGAACGCCTTCAGATACTCGCGAGCACCCGCTCCACTCGACATCGCCCACCTCACAAAATCCTTGAGATCGCGACCGGCCGCGACGAATTCAGCATAGGCGGCATGCAGGTGGGGTTTTATCTTCTCGTAGGTCTCTTGGTCAAAGGACGGCATCCCCGCCCCCATCCTCTGACTACCCCCGAATAGCTCGTGCAACGCTTGCGCTGCTTCCCCTACTCCCTTGACTCCGTGCTTTGCCGCAGACTCGATCAGTACCCGGGGTCCGCGCTGTGCTTCGGTTTCTCCCTGGGCTGTCTCTTCGGCCTCGGGGGCGGGCTCCCCAGGCGTGATATCAGCTTCCTCTTCGTCCTTCATCTCTTCCTCGACTTCGTTGATGATATCATCGAAGTCCGCGTCCGAGACCTCCCCGAGATCCTCAGTCTTGACCGCTTGCTCTTCGGCTGCTGCCTCGGCTTCGGCGTCATCCGGAACCTCGACATCCCCAAGATCGTCCTCGGGCATGGCGTCCTGCATCTCAACCAGAGTCATCCCAGTCATGTCATCGACGGTTTCGTACAGGTCCGGCCGCGCCTCCTGAAGCGCCTGGGCCGCCTGCAACCACTCCGGACCCTCTGTCACTGGCTCGGGCGGGGGAGGCAAGTCCTCTTCTGCCGGAGGTGCGGTCTCTTCTTGCTGCTGCTTCGGCGGCAGCGGGACTTCCCGCGCCTCGCGCAAGAGCTGAGACAACCGGGCCCGGTCCTCTGCTGCCATGGCCGGCAGCTTGTTGTCGGCGAAATCTTTCCTACTCGGCTGAACGATGTCGGCCAGGGCGTCCGCCATTTGCGGATTTCGGAAAGCCCACGCCAAGGCTCCCGTCTTCGTGGTCAGTTGCGCCTTTTCGAGAGACCGGCCGAAAGCGATATCGAAGTCCCATCCTTTTTTGTGTAGAGCCTCGGCTTCGTCATAGGCCGATCTCGTGGTTTGTTCCGGCAACCCGTAAGACTGCGCGAGACCGGATACAACCTGATCCCTTTTCTTGAGCGCGTCCTGAACCAAGGAGGTTTTCACTATCCCGGTCATGCCCACTGCCATTAGGGTTTGAATGACCGTGTCGCGTATGGTACGCATCTGATTCTCGGGCGTGATAGCATCCGGTTCAACGCCGCTGAAGGCCTGATTATAGTTGTCGACCATCTCGGTAAGGACCTCTTCCGGCAGCTCTTGTGCTGCGGAGATCCCCACGGCTTTCAGGATTCCTTTTATCCCCGCCTTACTCACAGTGCCCTTCCCCCCGAGGATCTTCTCAAAGCCGCCCCAGCCAACAGCGGAGAACGCCCCGGCTATTCCGCCCTCAATCAACGCAGCTCGGCCGACGTACGCCCGTTTGTCTTTCCCGGTAAGGCCGGCGTCGTTGGCTTCCGTGATAGCTTGGTTCCCCCGGATTATCCCGAACATGCCAATAATCCCGAACTCACCCAAGGGAGCAAACGCGGCGGCCGTCGCTACCGATCGGGACGCCCCGCGTACTCCGGTCAAGATCCACTCAGGGATAGCTCCCCCCTCGTTTGACTGCCTTGCCGCTTCGTCAAAGAGATTACTCTCGTGAGCCAGCCTGTCGGCCGTCTCTCCGCTGAACGGTCTGGCGGCAAGGCTCCCGGCATCGAGCACAGCTTGCGCTACGCCAGCGCCCGCACTGCGCCCGATCGGCTCATGCCTTTGCTTGAGACTCTTGCTCAAGCCTTCCAAAGTCTGCCGGCGCTCGCGGATTTCGTCAACGGCACGATATCGGTCTTGTGCGTCCTTCCGGACGGCCTTGTCACCCTTGATCCGATCATACCGTATCAAGAACTGCTGAGCCTGATCTTCTGACCACGCGCCCAACGCCACCCGGGCCTCGGCGATAGCGTCCGGGCTCACTCCAGCAGTAAGAACGTCTGTGGCTTCTTTCGAGTAGTCCACGGGGTTGGTCATTTGGACTTACCGCTCTCCCTGATCTTGGCGCTCAGTGCTTCTCGGAACGCCTTGAGCCTTTTACGCTTGGCGGCAAACACAGTCTCCGCTATCAGCTGATCGCGCTTCATCCCGTCCAACTCAGGTCCGGCCACCTTGCCTGTCGCCTCTCGGACCTTGGCGCGAGCCGTGATAGCAGCGTCCTTGGCGGTGTTCACGATCCCCACAATATTGTTCCAGTTTGCGATGACCATGGGACGTGTGGCGGGCGCAACCTTGGAGAGATCGGGGATCTTGACGCCGCTTGCCTCTTTCGCTTTGAGCTTGCTATCCTCGAACATCCCGGGCTTCTTCCGACGAAATTCGACAAGCGCCCCGGTCTCGGGGTCCACGTCGTCCTCGTACTGGCCGGTTTGGTCCAAGTTGGGGTTGACCGGCGGAGGCGGCATGTTCAAGGCTTTCTTGAGCTGCAATAGTTCGACGGCCCTAGCCATGACGTCCTCGTGCTTGGGCAGGGTTTCACTGCTTGGATTAAGCATACCCTTGTAGGCGGAATCGTAGGCATCGGCCACGTCCTTCGACGTGATAACAGACTTGTCATCCCCTACCTTCTTGGGCACCCCGTCCTTGTCCCAACCTATCAGCATCCCCGTCTTGGGATCGAGGAAGGTCGTCTGCTCAAGCCGCTCGGCCGGAGTAGGCGTGTCGGCCTTCAGCGCCCCTTCCCTCTCGTTGTCCAGCTGTTTCGCTCTGAGCTTAGAAATAATCTCGGCCTTTTCCTTTGGCCGAAAGTCGTCGCTCTCGCGAACCTTTTGTATCGCCCGATTGTACTTCTCCCATTCGGCCTGATGCTTGGCCGTGTAAAAAAGGCCGATATCGCCGATCTTCAGCTTGTGCTCAAAGATCGCCGACTGTTCGCCTATCCGGGCCGCTAACTCAGCAGCTTCCAGCCGGTCCTCCTGGGCGCGGTCTTGGAGGTCGAGCTGATGCTCGCGATTGGCCTCGGCCGCGTGCTCTTGGTGGGCGAGCTTCTCCCGGGCCTGCTGATCCTGCCGGGCCCGCTCGCGCTCGGCTTGGTTGCTGGCCCGCTCTTCTTTGAGCCGCTTGCTCGCGGTCTGCCCGTATCCGGCACCGTACGCCAGTTGCGTCAGGGGAGTAACAGAAGCGTCATGTTTGACTACGATAGGCATAATGAATCATCCTTTAGATGAAGTTGCCGACAGCCCCGCCGTAGGCTTGCGCGAGCGCAATGATAGCAGACTGATCCGGATAGGCGTCTGTACGTCCCTCGATTACCCGCATTTTGAGCTGCGTAGCAGCGTCTCCGGAACGATCGAGCGCCGCTTGTTTCTGCCGTTCGTACCCCAGCGCCATGGTCGGCGCGACGGTCGTGTTAGCCATGCCTGAGGACGTCAGCTGCTGTTGCATGCGAGCCCGCCCTTCATCGTACGAGGTGACGATATCATCGCGTCTCTGCCCGGAGACGTCGTCTGCCAGCCCAAGCAGCTGCCGATACCGTTTCTCGTTCGCACCCTTGGCATCGCTGTAGGCAGTGTTGTAGCCACGGGTAGCGCTACTTAAAGAACCCTTCATGCCGCGAAGATACCTTGCTGCCGCCTTCTGCCGGGTAGCTTCCGATTCTTTCTGCCAAGCAAGCAACTCGTGCTGATAATCCCATTGCGCATTGTTCTGTGTGACCGCGCTCCGGCCCAAGGCGACATTGTTGTAAGCGGTTGGCTGGATGTACTGCATGCTCAGTTTCCTCTCGCTATTCGGTTAGATAATCACTGAAACTCATGTGTGATCAAAGCTCCCGGCACCCGGCACATCTTGGCCCCGCCGCCAAGTCTGGAGTCGTATCCATATCAATTGACTGGTATTTGTGGATGATGTACGCATCAACTGACGGCCATTCATGAAACCTGTCTGATACTGCACTTTGCGGCAGCATGGCTACTTCTGACGAAAGGGCCGACCAAGTGGATGCAATGTTGTAATGCCGTTTGCGCGGATAACGCTTTCCCAGGCACAGCTTAAGCGCTTTCTTCCAGACTTGTTCTCCAATCGGAGATCCCGCAAAACAGAAATATGGAGTTCCCGTGTCTGACGAAACAAACGCGCCGTGATCCAACAGCGTGTCGAACGGTCGAAGAGGAATAGTGTCGGCGTCCACGTAGAACCCGCCGAACGTCATCAGCATCCAGTAACGCACAACGTCAGCCAGAAGACGAGACGGCAGGTCAACATCGAGAAGGCCCCCCCAGCCGTCAGCGGAAAAACCTTTAGGCACTTCGTTATATACGCGAACATCATACGACGGCATGATGGACTGATAACGCTTGGCCGTCTCGTTTACGTCAGTCGCGCCATCGCCCCAAAAGTCATGTAGCTGAATCAGTTTCGGTATCATGATCGCCCCCCTTAATGCTAGAAGTCCCAGTCCAACAGTGCAAATCGTTGTCCGTCAAGTTTGAAGCCTTGCGTATAGGAATACGACTGGATGCCAAGGTCTTGATACGTGGCGATTCCGCTAATTTGACCACTCGACATGGCGTCGTGGCCAATCCAGTCAAAGACTATATTTGTATTGCTGCCCATGGCCGTTTCCTGTACGCTTCCAAAAGTATCCTTAGCCGGCAGAGACTCACCAAAAGTGCCATACGATTTACCTTCGCCCGTAGAGTGATCTATTGGCTTAACGAAGAGTCTGGCCGTCTTCGTTATTCCCGCTGACACAGCGCCGTTCAAAGTGAATTTTGCTTGACCGGCCGCATGGTGGACGCCCCATAGGGCGGCTTCGCCGCCACAGGTTTCCGATAAGCATCCGACAAAGTTACACTCGTACCACCGCCCGTAGCAGCCATAAAAAGATGGAGAAATCGCGTACATTGCCGTATCTAGATTAGCGTAAGCGCTTCCCCAAGTTGCTTCGTGTAAAACCGGATAGCAGTCGTTCTCCTCGTCATATTCCCCAAGGCTTACGTCTGAACTGCTTGCTCCCAAATCGTTGGTGCCGCGTTCGCTATCCGTGCTCAAGTTGCAGAATGTCGTTGCCATGGCGTCGACCAGCGTTGCCAGCGCTGAGATATTCGCCGTCCCGTTCGCATACGTTGACGCCAGCATGTCGGGAACAGCCGCGCCACCCGTGTACGTTCCGTCCAGATACTCCGGGGCAACCTCGTTCACGTACGCGATTAAGTCGGCAATTTCGTACTCGTAGATATTCCAATCCGTACAGATCAACCTGTCTACTTCAGTCGGGTTCCCTGCGTCCCACGTACCCGTTATGCTGACGGCTACCTGCCGTTTATAGATCGCGTCCACGAGGCCCTGGTACGTTGTTTCCTCGTTATAAATCTCAGCAGTGTCAGACCCAGCCGCTTCACCGTCCCGGTTGGCGGTTACTCGCAACTGTTCTCGTTCCTCTTCGCTCGTGATCTTGACGGACCCGGTCCAAACGCCGTCGACCCAGTTGGCCGCCGGATCTATCGCCGTCCCGTCAGACATCTTTAGAGAGGAGAACGACACCCAGGCCTCGCCGTCATAACCGGCCACGGACAGCGTCGTAGGCGTCCCGTCATAGGTAGTATCGGTTGTGCCGTCAGACTTCTTGGCAGTCAGCGTCAGGTCGAACGCTTCATCTACCTCAACACTGGCCGGCAGAGCAACAACGATTTCGGCCGTCTCAAGGATGTCGGCGGTATCGCTACCTGACGTTACCACTCCGTCGACAATCTCTACGGCAACCGTAAGCGTCTCGCCATTGTTGGCGGCCGTCACGTCCAGATCGAAGTCGTACGATTTACTCGCCCCGCTCGTGGCACTTATGAATACCCACCACGTAGTAGACCAAATGGCAGATCCCGCAGCCTTAACCTCGTGAGAAAACGTGAGCTTGAATTCAAAACTGCGCCAATCAGTTGACGGAGCGCCATCGAGCGTAAACGCCAGCGCAAGATTTGCGCCTGTCACGGTACTCACCGGATCATCGTCCAGCGTCACAACAACGGCGTAAACGCCAGTGCCGGGCATCTCCTCATCAAACCCCGGAGGGATTGGGGGCTCGGTATCGCCGATCGGCGGAGGCTCGGGCCAAGTTTCTGGCCAGCCGCCGCCCGTCTCGTCAAAGCCGCCACCGCCGCCGCCAATGCCAATGTTGGCATCGGTTATCGCCTTGGCCGTATATGCGTATCCGTAGTGTCCCATGGGTCAGCTCGTTGTTACCGGGTTGAAGTCACAGGCCGTGATATCACCATCGTTCGCGTACAACGTGTTTGCTCCGCCGCTGCGAAGCTGAAAGATCCCGCCGGCCGGGTATCCGACATTGCCGTCCGCCGGAACGGACCCGCCCCAGTCAATCCCCTTCAGCGCCTCGGCAATAAGCCGAAAGGCCTGCCGGACATCGGGGTCGACTGTGTTGGGTATCCTCAATCTCATGACGGCAGCCTTATCTTTCCGCCCCGCTTACGCTGGGCCGTGATTGTTTCGGCTGCCCACTTACGCACGCCGTCGCCCTCAATCTTGAGAGCAAAGGCTTGCCCCCGCGCCGGGGGCCTTGCTGTCAGGTTGATCCCCTCATGCCAGGTTCCGGTCCCGGTTACGTCTCCCGTACGAACGCCGTGGAACGTCCGGGCTGGAACGAGACTCCACGTCACATCGCCGCTTTGGTCTGCCAAGATAGCATTGATTTCGGTTATCGTTCCCTCGTATCCGTCCGGAGCCAGCGGGATCGGGCCGTAAAGAACGTAAGAGGCAACGCTTGACCCGTCGTCGTTCTCGGCGTCCTCGTGGTAGTACCGGAGGTATCCGTCCCGGCAACCGAGGATAACATCTGATCCGCTTACGGACGCCGATTGATAGGTGCAAATGGCACACGGGTCATGGTCGGCCTGCAACGTAACAGGCCAGAAGGTTTTCGACGTCCAGTCAAACCACCAATGCACAGTGCCGGCGCTCTCGTCATCCTGAGTCACATAGATATGAACGCCACCATGGATAGCATCGAACTGCATAGTCACAATCTTATCTCTCAGCCCGGACCCTCGGAGATCACCGGGCAAGACTTCCACCGATAACGCTTCAGGAAAAGCGGCTCCGGCCGCTGGAACCCCATAGAGTCCGTCAACAGCCAGAAACAAGAGAATTCCTTCCGGCGTCACGCACCAAGCGTCACGGCCAACTATGCCAACGGACCCGCTCAGAACGCTCAACGATCCGCCGAACGCGGGATCTCCGCGCATCCGCCACATGGAATTTTCGCAGCCGAAGATCAAGTAATCGTCCGTATGTGGTATCATGGCCACGATCGGCTCCCCCGGAACGCCTGCATCGCTCGATGTACCGGCCACGGCTCGCTGTGCGTCCGTCTCCGCGTAATCCCAGTCGGCCGGATCGTTCTGCCGGCTCATGTACCACACGTGCGCAGCCAAGTCCGCTCCGCCCAGCACGAGGCGTCCACGATAACGACAACAAACGGGATTCCCAACGGGAACTATGCCAGCTGTCGCAGTCAGGATGCTCAAGGTCCCGCCCAATGGATCGTAGGATTTCAAGCCACGCTCGATACTGTATCCGCATGTGCCTGCCCCGCCAGCCGTTGATGTAAGGGTCAGCTTGGTCTCGGCAACAGACGCTATTTCGTATGTGCCATCCACTACATCGCCGGTCGCATCCGATATCGCAACGACATCCGAGGCCGCATCAATGCCGTAGACGGTCCAATCGGACACGCCAGCAACCGTCAATTCCAAGCCGTCTGCGCTTATGACACCATCCACTATGCCTGACACCCGTTTATCCCCATAGTCCGCTATGTAGAGTTTCTGCCCTGCCTGGGCAGCGCTCAGAGGAACATCGTCCCTTACCGTTAAATCAGATGTCACCTCGTCTAGTTTTCCGCTGAACGCTTCCCGGTAGAGTGAGCCCCCGGCGGACCCCACCAACAGCGCTCGACTCCCCTCGATAGAGCCCGCAGAATACTGCACGCGAAAAATGTTTGCCAAGCAGACGCCGTTATCCTGCGTACAGTTGAGTCCAAATCCCATGCGCGTACCCGTATGTGCGTCGACAGTCTGACTCACGAGCTCGGCCCCACGCCAGTAGCACGTCACATCATCCCCGCTGACTACTACCGTAAACCAACCCGCAATAGCTGACCCATCGTCTCCGGGCGTGAACGCGTACGCCGTAGAGACCTCCCCGTCATAAGACGTCAGAGTCCCGGTAAACGTCCCGTCGCCGTCTTCCATGACCAGCTCTGCCACGATACCATCGGTCAAAATAGCCGGGGTAGTGTCGTGCAAGCGAGCGTAGAGCCGATACTTGCCATGAAAGGCGGCCTTCCAGGGAGTAATGAACATCTCCACAGCGTATGCCTCGCCGACATCGATCGGCAGCACTCCCCGAACCACGGCAGCCTCTTCCACATCATCGCTCACAGCCGAAGACAAAGAAGCGAGCAACCCCGGCTCCGCTTCTGCCCAGCTGGCCAGTGACCATACGCTGCCAAGCTCCGGCTCGTCAAACTCGTCTATCCAAGACGCATACCCGTCATCAAGGACTAGGTTCATCTTGGCCAGCATACGCACAGGACTGCCGGAGCCCATGATATCATCATGAGACTTCAGCAGGCCGGGGCGGCTGCCGCCACGTTCGCGCCTCTCGATAGAATCGAAAGGACGCACGTTCATGCAGTCCATGGAGGCGTAAGGGGGCTGCTGCCGGTACGAAGCCCGACGATTCAGCCCCCCCAAGGGAAACCCCAATCTGATTGGTTCCGCCTTACCCATTTTGCCTTTCTCTCCTACGCAACCGTGATTGCGTTGAAATCACACGAAGTTACGGACCCTTCGTTCACGTACAGGGCGGTTCCGTTCCCGCCATCTGTGTGCATGAACAGGCACCCGCACTCATACCCAGCCGTTGCGTCGGTCGGGACCGTGATCCCGTGCGCCCGGAGAAGCCCAGTGACTTCGTCGGCCTGCGGAGGCTGGACTTTCAGTAAACTTGCGATTCTGCTCAGCATCTCAACTGTCCTCCCATTCTTGGACAGCGCCGTTGATTTCCCTCCGCGCTGTCTTGATGTCATCTTCCGTTACGGTCTCGCCATTTTCAACCCGCTTCGCGAGATCGGCGATCTCTACTGCCACGCCCACGCCTTCGGCGACAAGCCTGACGATCAACATTGCGGCTGCGATGTTCATGGGGCTCTCTCCTGTACTTGCGTCTTCAGTGCTATCAGTTCATCGAGAGCCCGAAATACTGCTCTGGCGATATGCGGCCGAGCTTCGCCGGCCAGTACTGCGGCCTCCCACTCCTTAAGGTAGTCGTCTACCTGATGGATTCCAGCTGAAACGATCGCGACCTCTTCGTTGCTGAAGAGCTTGGCTGCCTTCAGGGACGCGAGGCCCCGGACAACCGAAGAGAAAGACTTCTGCGCTGCAAACAGCTGCGCTTTCGGGTCATTCTGAATGACCCTGCACCCGGCAGCCACCATTAGCCCCAGCAGAACCAACATCGTAAACATCGACCATCGAATCTGTTTCATTTTGCTCACTCTCCTTTTCACTTTTCAAGCAACCCCAGGACCCTGCTAACCTTATCGCCGATTTCATTTATCCTCTGGTCAACGCTTCGTATCCATTCCAGCCTGTTCCGACACTCTTCGCGCATGGCGTCGAGCCGTGCCTTCAGCTCAGCGAGATTGCGCTCTTGTGCTATCACCTTGAGCGCCAGCCATCCCCACGCCGTAGCATGAATTGTGACCAACGCCATCATATCGGAATGTGCGGCAAGGAACTTCACTACCAGCTCTCCCCCTTGTAGTCGATTGGGTACGACGATCCCCAGCCCCTACGGGGGGTCCTTGAGATCATGTTATCGTTTTCGCCCATGGCACCGAAATGCTTGGCTCCCGCCTGCCGATCTCGCTTGACGGCCGCAGCCAGCAAGCGCGTAAACTCGTCCCAGTACACGCCACGCTCACCGTTCGCTCTCTGCTCTGCTATCGCCACACAACTTGACTCCAGCACCGGGGCGTACTTCATGCCGCCCAGGGGATACGGAGCAGCAGCAGTCAGCTTCCCGCTGAAGGTCTCATACTTATACGTCAAGGTATAGGCATCGTCAGGAGTAGGGTAGAACATGATTTCTTGCCGTTGCCCTGTCGTGCCCGTTCCGTCCTTGTACCGTGTGGCAGCCATCTCCGGCCGGCTATTGGTGCTATCGGCCTGAAGGCGAGCGAGGATCAGCCCCTGTCCAACCAGCGGGATAGGGTAGCAATGGACCTCGGGCTCAAACGTCAAATCACCAATCAACCGGCTGAAGTCGTCCGGTAGATCCACCTCTCCCTCGCCTGAAACTGTGACCAGGGTCGTGGTCGGCCTCATGAACGACCATTCATAGCCTGATTCGATTCCTTCAACGGCCGGGGGAAAGTAGAACTGACGGACGCCAGCCTGAATGTACTCATCGATCTGGCTTGTCTGCGCGGTTGTCCACGCTGAAGAGTCCCGGCCGTAGCCGAGATATCCGCCAACGGTAGCACACAGGTCGTGATAAGCGATTGACAGGGTTGACTCTGACACCTTGACGGACTCCTTGAGAAACCGGGGAAGGTGGGATAGTCCACCCTCCCCGGAGTCCTGATATCAGGTTACGCGGCCGTCGCGCCGCTGATAACCAACTCGCGCCAGATGCCGTCCCATTGCAGGATAGCAATCTCGGCGGCCGCATGGAAAACGATATTGGCCAGTGCCGTCGCGCCATCGGCCTGCATGCCGCCAGTCGCAAGAGTCACCTTGGCGTCATTGGTTCCGAGGGTTCCGAGGCAATAGAAGCCCTTCCTCTCTCCGTACATGGTCCCGTCCGCCAAGGCCCCATTGGCGTCCGCCGTGGCAACAGTCACACCACCGTTGATGTACGTGAAGCCGCCGACCATATACGTCATGACCGCAGCGCCGCCGTCCTCGGGGGTCGCTACGATTTCCTGAAGTCCGGACTCTTCTCCATCGAGAAGCCTCGCCAGACATTTGGGGTTGCCGTTCATGACGTAGTACGAGCACAGGAGCGCTCCGGCCGGCGTGGTATCCACGCAGGTCTCCGTGAGAACTACGATTGTAGAACTCGTAACGCTGGAGATGACGTACTTGCCGGGAACAATTTTTCCCGTACCATCGTCTTCGCCGGCAGTGATGACAAGGATGTCACCAGCCGCGGCGGTTGCGAACTGAGCGTTACCGGCCGTGAGAGTCAGACCGGAGGTCGCCACGGACCCCGTTCCGTCCGTCTCTCCGCCGATCTGTCCGCTGGCGTTGGTCTGCGCCGGGATAGCCGACCCGCGGCCGGGGAAGCCGGCCAGCGTGAAGCGCCCTGCATCGGCTCCTACCGAACAGGTAATCATGCCAGTACCGACAACGACGTCGACGCCGATGGCGATTTGGCAGATGCTTCCGGGCTCGTTAATCTCAATCAGCTGACCGCTGGCATGGGCGGAATAGTCGCGAGCTGCGACACCGGCAAAGTTGCGGTTGTTGGTTGTGGTCGGGCGCTCGACGTGATTGAATCGTCGTGCGTCAGCTTCCGTTGCGGTTCCGTAGTCCGAATTGTAGCACACGCCTTCGCCCTGGAGGAGGGCGTCGGTCCCTTCGTACTGCACCCATTGGGTGAAGGTACGAGAGAGTGCTCTGGGAGCGTTGATGCTTCTGTCAGGCATTGTCAGATTCCTTCCTTGGTTGTTGTCGCCTGTTGATCATGTCGGCGGCTATTCTTAGCCGTCGACATGGAATACCGCCTGCCGCCGAGGATCGGTGCAGACCATATTCAGGGTTGCGTCAAGATCCACGCGCCGGACAAGATGCTTGTTGGGCACCATGTACGGAGCCTGAAGGTTGTTCTCCCAGCCTTCCAAGACGCCGACCGCCAACCACATCCAATCCAGCATGTACACCGGATTCTGAGTGTCGTTGTCGAGATACGGCGCGTACGAGAGCGGCGTCCCTTTGAACAGGGTCCGGCCGTCTTTCGCGGCCAAGTCGTTTCCGAGACTCATGTTATTGGCCTCAAGGACCTCTTCCATAAGTCCGATGACGGTATCATTGGTATAGATGCCGTTCTTGGAGCCGCCGACCTTGGGGGTTGCATGGGAGACAGGAGACCGGAATTTGATCTGACGGGCAGCCCGCCGCATCTTCCGGATCAAGTCTTCCTTGGTGATCTTCGTGTACGCGGCCGTGTAATTCGCATACCGAGCATAGGTTCCGGTCGAGATCCCGCCACGTCCAGCAGTAAAGCCGGCCGGGTTGGCACCGTAGAATCCTTCGGTTGCGTTCTTCACAATCCAGTACCCAATGCCGTACGGGGTACGTTCGTCGGTCGAGTCCGTGGGCTTGCCCCACAGGGTTTCCTCAAGATACTCGAACCACGCAACCATCATGGCCACGTATTTCGTTTGAATCAGGTTCACGATTGCGGTTCCACCACGCTGAAACGCCTTCTCGCGCAGATCGTAGATGTAATGCGCGTTGACGTGTCGCGGAGCGACTTCGCCCTTAACCATGGTATCACCGATGCTCGACCCGTCGTCCTCATAGAGTCCAACGGCGCGAGCCGAGTGATTATGGTCCATCTGGTACTCGGTTTCCCAGTTTTCCCCGCCAGCGAATTTCTTCTGACGGGCCTTCCACATCTCGCGGACGGCGACGTGATCTATAAGATCAGTCTGCATGTCCACAAATGCGCCTCTTTTGATCAACGTGTTCTGAGTCAACAGAACAGCATCATCAATGTCACTGAATGCCAATCCGGGCATGATAAAGACTCCCTATGGTTTTTAGGTCTCGCCGAAGAATTTCTTGTCGATCTCTTCGGCGGCCTCTTCTTGTGCTGTTTTCGTCGGTTTACTGCCTTGTCTTTTTGTCGGCCTGCTCGTATGCTTTTCGCCCCGCTCGGCCAGCTTCTTTTTCACGGGACCAAGAACATCCTTCACGGCCTCTGCGAACAGAACCCCCCTCTCGGGAACGTCCTGCCCGATCGCGTGATACCCGGCAGCCAAGAAACTCATCCGGTCGGCCAGTTCGCCGCGCTTCTGGAATTCGGCGCTGTCAGGCTTGATATCCTGCCTACCGCCTTTTCCGAGAATCGGCTCAACCTCTTCTCCCAGCTTGGCGATTTCGCCATCGAACCAGAGCGTACCCTCTTCAACGGCTCGTGCCTGCTCTGCTTGCTTGGTAGCTTCGGTCTCTTTTCCGGCCGCACCCTTGAGTTCCTTGATTGACTCGTGTTGCGTTCGGATCAGCTCTTTCAAGCCGTTGAACGTCTTCACGAGCGCGGGATCAAACTCGTTCGGGTCCAAGTCAGGGATACCAGCGAGCGGATCTTTCTCGCCCTCTTCGCCCTTCTTTGCGCCCTTCCCTCCTTCTCCTTCTCCGCCCTGGGCCTTTTGCTCCAAGGCAGAAATCGTCTCCTCAAGCGCCTCCACGCTGGCAAACCCCTTCACTGAGCTCGCGGGCAAGCCAGCCGTGATAGCACGAGAGATCAAAGCGTCGTCAATCGCGTCCAGAGCCAGGGGCTTAGGGGCGGCGGCTGCCGCGGCCTTGGCCGCTTCGGCTACCTTGACTGCTTCGGCTGCTTCGGCCTCCTTGACCTCCTCAGCCGCCTTGGTCTCCTCTTCCCCTTCTCCCTCGCCCTCGCCTTCACCCTCTCCGGTTCCTTCACCCTCTCCGGTTCCCCCGCCCTGTTCGCTTTCGGCCTTGCGGACGGCTTCGGCGTCACTGGCGATAACGTCGGCCGCTGCGACGATCTCTTCGCTCAGGCCGCTGTCGACATTCGCGCTCAAAGCGCTGTCGATCTTTTCGATCTCTGATGTGGTGGTTTTCTTCTCGGCAGGCATGTGGATTCTCCCTAAATGAAACTTTGTCGATCAATCAGGCCCCGCGCCTTCAATGCTTTCTTACGGTGCGAGGCGTCTCGGTATACGGGATCTCCGTCAGGCGTTACGTCTGTCGGAACCCCCTTGCGTCTCAGAAGGTCTCGGAGCGCCTGTGCCTGCTCCGGCTCTACCCCTGAAGCAAAGCACTCGATTGGCCAGCCTTGGCCGTTCTTCGCTCGGTTGTACATCTCAGCGGCGTGGTTTCGCTTTGCTGCCCGGCCGTCTGCAAGTCGTATGGTAAGCGGCGCTTCTCCGCATGGAAAGCTGCGCTCCACTATCTCCTGTGCGTCATCGATCGTCTTGTAACAGAATGTTGCCATTTACCCGACCCTTCTGTTAAGCGTTGCCGCTTCACTGCCTTGGACCGTGCCGCCCATAAGGAGCCTTGACATCACGTCGTCTTTCCCTGCCCTTGTCGCGCCCGGGCGATTGACCCGCTCATAGGTTCTGGTCGTGTGAGCCGGAGCCTTTACCCGCTCCGGTTGCGCGTTACCTTCCGGCTTCATTTCGCCCTCGGCGGCGATGTTGGAGTCAAACTCAACAATCTCCGAGACTTCGGGCACGTTTGCGTATTGCGCAATGGTGCTGAACAGCTTGCTCAGGTTGATCCGCCCGCCTTGCTCCTGAATGTTGGGAAGAAGCGGGATGACGTACCTATCGAAGATAACCCCCAGCTTTTGCAGCTTAGCGCTGGGAGACTCGTCCTGCAAAGAGAACACGTCAATATCGAAGTTGTAGTCAAGAAAGTCACCCTCTCTCGTTTCGTCGGACCACTGTGACGTAAGCATGATATCACCGGGCGCGGCCTTTTCAAGCATTCGAACCCGGATCGGGTCCGTCCATTCGTACCAAGCCAACGCACTGAATACGCCCTTGGCAAACTTCCGAACTTGGTCGGCCATGTCGGTCATCCTTGTCCCGGCCGCCTGTGATAGCAGCTGGTCCTGCCCGACCGTATCAGCTTGCGGAGCGAGCCCTCCAAGCGTATCGAGGTTGCCGCCGAAGTACGAGAACAGATCACGAGTCTGCAAGAAAAACGCAAGGTTGAGCTGGTCTACTCCGCCGGCCACTAGATTCTTGGGCTCGCCTCCCGTGTACAGGATGCCTTCTCCGTCCTTGGCGTCCGCAAACCGCTGAGCGGACTCATCGTTCCCGCCGGCAAAGCCCATGACGTTCTTGGACGCCTGGGCCTGGCGAGCGAGCTTGCGGAAAAGCGCGTTGGACAGCTCGTGCATATCACGCCACAGCGCTACCGGCGGCAGCGGCAACAGGTTGCCAGGGACGGAACTGAACCCGAGACGATGATACGGTCCCACTTCGGGACCGTCGAACTCAATCGCGCGTACCTGCTTTTTGCCCTTCACTGTATACGTGATCAGCTTGTTCCGATCGGGGAGCCATACGTCCCTGAGCCAAATCTTGTCCTCGTACAGATCCGCGCCCTCGGACGTCGAGATCCCCTCAGCCCGGGCTTCGCCCTGGTCGCCGGTCACAGTAGGCTCATCAGCCTCGACGCTATCATCGATCTTGAACTGTCCGGAATTTTTGAAGACGTCAAAGGGTACCCAATAATCGTTTCCCTCAAACTGGATCTTATCATAGCTATTGGCGGACATATCAACGAAATAATCGTCAATGCTCACCAAGTCGACGTACGGCTGCCCGTAGTCGTGCCCGAGAGCCGTACCAACGGTGCTTATGCCTACCTTCACGATGCCAAGGCTGAACATCGCTTCCATCACCACAGCGCGGAGCGTGTCGGCCAGCCCTATCTCTGCCGGAACCTGATTGATCGCCTGAGCCATTTCCTTGGCGGCAATCTTGAGAGTCGGATACGGCGTGGTCACAAGGACCCGCGGAGCCTGCGGAGCGAGCTGGCGAGTGTAGATCGTGATAGCAAGCTCCAGCAGATCAACCGGAACACGCTTCTCGGAATCGTTGTCAGCGTAATGGCTGCCGACGTATTCCTTGATAGCACTGACCCGTTGCTCACGCGGCTTGGCCAGCTGCGTAATTGACCAGTCAACGGCCGTTTGAAGGGCCGTGAATTCGCTTGCGGAAAGAAGGCTCATTCAGATGCCCCTCTTGGTGCGCTACAACACATCTTCCATGTCCGAAAACGGCGGTTCGTTCTTCAGTGCAGCGTACCCGGCCGCGATCAGATTCTCGCGCCGGGACATTTTACCATCCGCCGGCTTATCCAATTCACCTGCCAACTTCCCGCAATGGATACTGTCTGCTTCAGCCGCACCAAAACGCCGATCTCCACGATCGCTCGCCGCCTTGCTAGCGTACGTCTCGGTCTTCACGCGACCACGTTCGGCGTCAACCGCTACAATTCGCGTGTACTCATTGTTCTCCGCTCGCAGTGCCATGTCCATTACCTCCGTGTGTCTACGAGTTCTGCAACCACTGTGACCGATACTTCAAAATCGTGAGTGTCTGAGTCGTTGCCGAGAAAGGAGACCTTCAGCGATTCGTTCGTGTCGTCTGCGGCTATCGTCAAATCCCA